CCAATGCTTAATCATGTATTAATAGTGTATCTTGATGGGCATGATCAAATTGAAATGGGTACTGGTTATATAGAAGATAAAGAATATAAGGTTAACTACAAAAAAAATACTGGATTATTGTTATTAAATAGTAATCAAATCAAACATGGCATGATTGGTAGCGTACAAGGTATTGAATATAGAAAAGTATTGTATGCTAACTGGATGTCAAACTAATCCCCTCAAGGTAGCGTAAAGCCAAACTTATCCTGTTGTCGGCAATAAATACAAGATAACAGGATAATTTAAATGGCCGAACTACCAGCAAATGTTACAGCAACTACAGGTTTAACAACTACACTAAGTGTACAGACCAAAAGTCTATACAGTAATGTCACTGGCACTGGTGCTGGTCATATTGCCTTTGATTCCAACATAACAGATCAACTAGCTTCGCTAGCTAAACAACAAAACGATATCGTTGATTATATCCGTCTACGTTTAGGTTTTGGTATGATCGATGTTGAAGCTGATAAAGAACACTTTGACATGGGTATTAAACAAGCATTAATACGCTATCGTCAACGTAGCAGTAATTCAGTAGAAGAAAGCTATGTGTTCTTAGATGTGTATCCAGAAACACAAGAATACATACTACCTAATTACATTGTTGACGTTAAACAGGTATACCGTCGCGGTATTGGTAGTGTCACAGGTACTACAGCTAGTCAATTTGAACCATTTGCAAGTGGATACTTAAACACATATATGTTAGTGGCTGGACGTGTTGGTGGTCTAGCAAGCTATGAATTGTTTACCCAATATCAAGAACAAGCAATGAAAATGTTTGGTGGATTCATGAACTTTACTTGGAACAAAGTTACTAAGAAATTAACTTTAGTTCGTAAGATTCCATATGGTGGTATCCAAGGCAGTGACATAGTAAAAGAAAGTGTACTACTATGGACTTATAATTATAAACCAGATATCGTCCTATTAAATGATCCCCAAGCATTCCCCTGGATCCAAGACTATGCTTATGCATTGACTTCGATCAGCATTGGCCAAGCACGTGAAAAGTTTGCTACAATCGCAGGCCCGGGTGGCGGAACTACTTTAAACGGTACAGCATTGAAACAAGAAGGACAGGCACTATTAGATAAACTTGATGAAGACATCAAAAACTATGTAGATGGTGGTCAACCAATGTGGTGGATTACCGGCTAAAAATCTGTTGACTCTCAGTCAATAATTTCGTAAAATAGTAGTATCAATTAAGGGGATTTCAATGAGTCAAATCATCGGTATCGTAGGCTTTATCGGTTCGGGTAAAGATACGGTCGCGGACTATCTGGTTAACTTTCATAGATTTAAGCGTGAGAGCTTTGCTAATAGCCTAAAAGATGCTGTAAGTCAGGTATTTGGGTGGGATCGTGAATTGCTTGAAGGACGCACTAAAGAAAGCCGTGATTGGCGTGAAACTCGAGATGAATGGTGGAGTAAACGACTTAAGAAAGATATAACTCCAAGACAGGTCCTACAGTATTGGGGTACCGAAGTGATACGCAAAGGATTCCATGATGACATGTGGGTGGCCAGTTTAGAGCATCGATTACGTAATACTAAAAATGATATTGTTATCACAGACTGTCGATTCCCAAATGAAATTAAAGCCATCCGTGCCGCAGGTGGACGTGTGATGCGTATTAAACGCGGTCCTGAACCTAGGTGGTTTGATGAGGCTGTGAGTATGAACAAAGGCCCTGCACGTAATATGTCGTGGGCCCTAAGCAAACAAAAAATAGAAAAACTTAAAGTTCACGCCAGCGAAACTGCTTGGGTGGGACAAAAGTTTGATGTGGTGTTAAATAACGATGGCAACATTGAAGAACTATATCAACAGATTGAATCTAATATAATTAATAATCAGGTACAAGATCGCCTTGACGCCATCCTAAACCCTCTCGGGCAATTTCATATTGACAGTTAGCACAGACTGTTTTTAGATTCAAAACACTATTGTTGTTTAGATCACCATCGACGTGATAGACAAATAATTGTTGTTTTAGTTTAGCCTTAAAGCCACACTTTTCGCAGTGTGGTTTCTTTTTGTAGCCTTCTAATAGCCAACGAGGCTTAGGTGCTGGTAGATTTTTCTTCTTTCTAATGCAGGTATCACAGCGGGTCCTATAGTAAATTTTACCGTGCATCTTATAGTTAACTGCAACAGGTTTTTTACCACAAATTTCGCATATTTTACGGTATTCCATATACCTATTTAGCTTACAGCAGTGGATGAACCTTTCAAAGGGCACCTTATACCACAAATTCTATCAAAAGATTATAAATAGTTTAAAGTAACCTATTTAGAGGAACAAATACTATGGCACTTATATCACCTGGAGTACAAGTAACGGTAACAGACGAAAGTCAATATACCCCAACAGCAGCAGGATCAATTGCTTACATTCTACTTGCTACAGCTCAAGACAAATTAACACCAAGCGGTACACTAGCTACTTACACAACAGCAGCTAATGCTAACAAATTGTTTAACATTACTAGCCAACGAGAACTAGTATCAAACTTTGGTAATATTGAATTCAAGGTTGATTCGGCTGACAATCCACTACATGGTGATGAGCGTAATGAATACGGCTTACTAGCCGCTTATAGCGCACTTGGTGTTAGTAATCAAATTTATATACAACGTGCAGATGTTGACCTAGATCAACTAACAGGAACAAGTATTCGCCCAACAGGCACACCAACAGACGGTACTTATTGGCTAGATGTTAGCGCATCAGCTACTAACTGGGGCATTTATGAATGGACAGAAGATGGTACATCATTCACACTACAAACTCCAAGAGTTATTACTTCTACAACAGAAGTAAGTGGTACAGTTCCAAAAAGTTCAGTTGGCGCAATAGGTGAATATGCTGTAGTTACTACTAGCAGTTCAAATCCTATTTACTATAAAGGTTATAACAATACTTGGGTATTGGTTGGTAGTGATGATTGGAAAGACGTTGTTCCTGTTATCACCGGTGTTATTGCTAACCCAGCTAACTTAGTAATAGGCCAAACGATGCGCCTAAACGGCATAAACGTTGCATTAACAGGTACAACAGTCACATCAACAGCTAGCGATATTAACAGTTCTGCTATCACTGGTGTTAGTGCTAGAGCAAATTCAACTGGTCAAATTGAAATTTTTGTTGATAGCCTAGCTGCAAGCACAGGTAACGTTGCACTAGCAGACGGCAAATTAAAAATTGAAAAAGGTGGTACTAACGGCATTCCTGGCACGGACTGCTCAATGCGCTTAGGTATATTCAATTCTGCATTAGATTCAGGCAACACTAAAACACTATTTGGTCCAACTGTAGCATTTGACAGCTATAGAAATGCTCCAGCATGGAGAGAAACAGATGCTGTTGCTCGTCCATATGGTTCAGTATGGTTTAAAACTTCAGCTACTGGTAACGGTGCAAACTGGGGGGTTAAAGAGTATGATGCTAATCTAGATTCATTCGTACTACAGGCTGCTACATTATATTCAAGCGACACTGCAGCTATCTATGGATTAAGTCCTGTAGCAGGCGGTGCTGATTTACCAGCAGGTACACTATATGTTCAATATGATACACTAGGTGCAACTACAGGCACATTTAAACTATATCGTAAAAACGTTGCAGGTATAATTAAAGTTACAGGTACTGTAGCTGGTGGTAGTGCTACATATACTAATGGTGATAGCTTCACTATGGAAGTTAGCGTACCAGGCTCAAGTTCAACACAGAGTGCAACGATTACATCAATCGGAACAACTGCAACTACGTTAGTTGCTAAAATTTTAGCTGCTAACTTACCTAACATAGTTGCTGCGATAGAGTCAAGCGGTGCTATTAGTATTACACACTTAGCTGGTGGTACTATTAAATTTACATACGGTACAGGCACACCATTAACTACAGCTGGTATTATCAGTGATAATCAAATACAAGTATTATCAGCAGGTAGTGTATATCTAGCTAGCCCATTCAAGGCACTAACATATACATACTCAACAACTGCTCCATATAGTGATCCGGCAGATGGTACACTATGGTATTACAATAGTGCATTAGAAGTTGATATCATGATCAATGATGGCAGTGGTTTTAAAGGCTACCAAAACGTATCAAACGATTCTCGTGGATATGATCTAACATCAACAGATCCAGATGGACCTATTTTAAGTGCTACACAACCAATCTATCAAGCAGATGGTTCTACACCGATCGTTGCTGGTGATTTATGGATTGACACAGGTGATTTAGAAAATTATCCAGTGATCTATCGTTATAATGGTACAGCATTTGAATTAATTGACAATACTGACCAAGTAACTACAGATGGTATTCTGTTTGCAGATGCACGTTGGGCTACAAACGGGTCAACAGATCCAATCGTTGATGATGTTCCGGCAATCGCTGACTTATTAAGTAGCGATTATCTAGATTACGATGCACCAGACTACAGATTATATGCTCGTGGTACATTGTTATTCAACACACGTCGTAGTGGTTACAATGTTAAATCATTTAACAGCACTGCATTATCAGCAGATCCAACCCCAGCATCAGTGGTTGCAGCTTGGGTGAGTGCTAGCGGTAATGATTCAAATGATGTTCCGTACTTTGGTCACAAAGCACAGCGTAATGTAGTAGTAGAAGCACTTAAATCTTCAATTGAATCAAGCACAGCCTTACGTGAAGAACAAACACAGTTCAATATTATTGCTTGTCCAGGTTATCCAGAACTGATTCAAAACATGATCACTCTAAATAACGATCGCAAACAAACAGCATTTATTATTGGTGACAGCCCATTAACACTAAACACTAGTGGTGTACAAGCATGGATCCAGAACACCAACCTAGCACTAGACAACGGTGAGAACGGTCTAGTAAGTCGTAGTGAATACCTAGGTGTTTATTACCCAAGTGGATTTGGTACTGACCTAGCAGGTGAGAGTGTTGTTGTTCCACCAAGTCACATGATGCTACGTACAATGATTCGCAGTGACAATGTTAGCTATCCATGGTTTGCACCAGCAGGTGTGCGTCGTGGCTTAATTGACAATGCTACGAGTATTGGTTACATTGATGTTGCTGATGACAATACATTTAAATCAATTGGCGTAACAGTTGGTCTACGTGATGTATTATATGCTGATAATGTTAACCCATTAACAGTACTTCCAGGTGTTGGCCTAGTAGCATACGGTCAAAAGACACGTGCTAGCCAAACGTCAGCGATGGATCGTATTAATGTATCAAGACTGGTAGCATACTTACGTTTAGTATTAGACAAAGTTGCTCGTCCGTTCATATTTGAACCAAACGATACAATCACACGTAATCAAGTTAAATCAGCATTTGAAAGTGTACTAAATGACCTAGTTGCTAAACGTGGTTTATATGACTACTTGGTAGTCTGTGATACAACAAACAACACACCAGATCGTATTGATCGCAATGAGTTATATGTTGATATCGCTATTAAACCAGTTAAAGCGATTGAGTTTGTTTACATTCCGGTGAGAATCGTTAACACTGGTGCTAGCTTAACAATAGCATAATATACGTAGTTAATGGGAGTGGCAACACTCCCGTAACTCAATTGAAAAACAGGTAAATACTATAAAGCATTAAAAGGAAAATAAGATGGCAACATCATCATTAAGTAAATTTACGGTACCTCTGAGTACTAACCAAAGTGCAACAAGCCAAGGCTTGTTAATGCCTAAACTCAAGTTCCGCTTCCGCGTGACATTTGAGAACTTTGGTGTTAGCCAACCAACAACTGAGTTGACAAAACAAGTTATTGACTTTACTCGTCCTAAGCTGAGCTTTGAAGAAATGATAATTCCAATCTATAACAGCAAGGTATACCTAGCTGGTAAGCCTACATGGGAAGTTGTTAATTGCACACTGCGTGATGACGCGGGCGGTGAAGTCACTAAACGTGTTGGTGAACAACTACAGAAACAATTTGACTTTATGGAACAAGCCTCAGCAAGCTCAGGTATTGACTATAAATTCCTTACACGCTTTGAAGTATTAGATGGCGGCAATGGTGCTAGCGAAGCAACAGTTCTTGAAACTTGGGAATTGTATGGTTGCTATCTATCAAACACTGATTATGCTGACGCTAACTATGCTACAAATGAACCAATGACTATAGCATTAACAATTAGATTTGATAATGCTATACAAACACCGGCAGAAACAGGTATTGGTACAGCGGTGGCAAGAACGCTTGGTACTACAGTTACTGGTTAATCCAGACGAAACTCCTCAAAGCCCGGTTAAAATCCGGGCTTTTTTATGGCAATTATAGGTAAATAAAAGTGCGAGTCGCGATGCTTGAACATCCACCCGCTCTAACATTATATAGGAATGTCAGCATGAATATTTATTATGTCTACGCATACTTGCGAAAAGATGGATCTCCTTATTATTTTGGTAAAGGCAAAGGAAATCGTGCCTACAATAAAGACAAAGGCGAAATAATAAAACCCAATGGCAGGTACATTGTTATATTAGAAACCAATTTAACTGAGTTGGGCGCACTTGCTTTAGAACGCAGAATGATTGCTTGGTATGGGCGCAAGGACACGGGCACAGGAATATTACGAAACAAAACAGATGGTGGAGATAGTGGGCCCGGCAGACCTAAAGGGTTACGAGATAGTAAACCTAGACCTAAATTTACAGAAGATCATAAAGAACGTATTAGTATATCCAATACAGGCAAGAAAAGAAACCCCAATTCAGCATTTCAAAAACAGCAACACAGTTTACGAATGCAGGGAGAAAATCATCCCTATTACGGTAAGAAAAGAAAACAAATTCAATGTCCGCATTGTGGGAAAATTGGTGGCGAAAATATAATGCCAAGATTTCATTTGAGTAATTGCAAAAACCGTCTAATTTATCTCGATAAATAATATAAATGGATACGAAACATGGCTGGCTTCTTTAATCAGTTCCTAAAACAAATAGCTACCGGTGATGAAATACATGACTGGCAACATGCCTCACGTACTTTCGTTGATAGCCTATATAGACTAAGTCCCAAGGTTGGCACAGCTTATCATGTGTTTATGGATCTTAATCCGGTGGTGGCACAAGTTGAACAGAACGAACAGATTGAAATAGGTATGATGGCCAAGCAGATAGCACTACCTAGATTTTCAGTGACCCATAAAACCTACAATGCCTACAATCGCAAGAATATAGCACAAGAAAAGATCAACTATGATCCATTGACCATTACATTCCACGACGATTCGGCTGATGTTGTGCGTAATTTTTGGTATGGATACTATTCTTATTACTATAGAGATGCTGACCATCAAGAAGCCTTGTACGGTCAAGATCACAAATATAAAAAACGTCAAGAACAAAATTGGGGATATACTCCGCTGAGTACCAATGGTACACAAAACTATATTAATGCTATTAGGGTTTATAGCCTACATCAAAAATCATTTAGTAGTTATACATTGATTCGTCCGACGATTACTAGTTTCCAACACGGTCAGCACCAAGCGGGAGAATATGTTCCAATGGAACACACGATGACGGTAGCCTACGAAGCAGTACAATATGCTACTGGCAGGGTTAGTAATGGTACAGTATTGGGATTCAATACTATACACTATGATCATAGTCCTAGTCCATTAAGTTCACTAGGTGGCGGAACTACAAGTATATTGGGTCCGGGTGGGTTGGTAGAGGGTGCTAGTGATGTTATTACTAATTTACAAAATGGTAATTTCGTTGGCGCAGCCTTAGGCGGATTCCGCACAGCAAATAATTTCAAAAACGCAGACATTAAAAAAGTAGCCGGCGCAGAATTAGTTCAACTTGGCAAGAACATCCTTTCTGGACAAAATCCACTCAGCACTGTTTTTGTTCCAACAGCAGGAACAGTTAATCAAGGTATAGCAAAAGCTGTAAATGGTCTGCCTGGCGGCACTACTGGAACTAATATGAACAGTCAAAATGCACAGATTCCTTCTAGCAACCAAGGTCGCATATTCATCTAAGGATCACACATGGCAATCAACGGCAATTTACCACCAAACACTAATGTAAATTCTACCACAGAATATTTTAACAATTATTTTTCTGATAGATTTACGACCAGTCCGAACATCAATGATGCTGTTATAGGATATTTCCAATCTATTACAGGTGATGTAGATTCTGGTAAAGCCCTTGCCGCTACAGTGATCTATACAGCGTTAAGCCAAGGACTAGATCCGATGAGCTTAGTTGATGAATTTAAGAAACTCAAGGGTGGTCGCCGAGTAGAAGTCAAAACACCTATTCCAGAATCATCAGTCATTAACTCTTATACTTCTTATAATCAAATCGTTGAACACAAAAATGAATACGAAGTAGGACAATTATTCTATGTATCAGCTACTAAAACATTCTATAGATCTTATTATGCTGAAGTATCTATAGATCAACCATTAGTAGTACAGACTACGTTTGATAATCCAACGTTTAATGCTAATACCATAGAAATACAACGTGATGCTATACTTAGTGGAATGCCAATACTCGAAGATATAGTTATTACCGACGCACCTGTTTATGTAGCAGAAGGAATGCCTTTCCTTGCAGCCAACGATGCCCCTATAGGTAGTAATGTTGCGGCCCCTACAGTCGAATCATACATCGATACCGCAAGTATCGGCGCAGTAGAATTTACGATTCCATCAGAATTATCAAATCCCGATGACTATGTAATAAAAAGCTATCTTGATCAGGCTATCCAAATAGAAGCTGTTGCAAATTACAGAAGAGAAACAGTTAGTTTAGGTAGCGGACAATATGAATATAATTATTTCCATGTATCTTATACACAGGAACAAGATGAGATAACACCTTATCTAACAGTGTTGTTAAATCAAAATAGAGTAAACACTAGCCTATTAGGCATCAGCAACAGTCCACCAGTCAACAAATACGTCCAGCGTAGCATCCTAGCATAATGAGCAAATACGCCAGTGGGAAATATCAGGTCAAAAATCCAGAAAAATACATGGGTAAACGTCTA